TATTCACGGTTAACGACGATATCACGCTGGAAGCCCCAAACACGGTTCTGTGGGAATGTCAAATCGACATATCCTGCAGGGTAGTAAGGAACTTCTTGTACATCGATTCCGAGTACACGTGTTGTACGTGCTCCACCGAATGTCTGTGCAGAACCATCAAGGTATGCCTGACGATTTGCAGATGTACCAGCAACACGATTACCCATTGCTTCAGCAATAGCATCAGCAAGTGTACCGTTATGCTTTACGATACCAGCAAACACGTCTGTACCTGCGTAGAACTTAAGATTGTTCTTAAGTGCACGATACTTACGTGGCATTGCAAGAACGATTTCTTGCATTACTTCTGGTGTCCAAGCGTTGTCAGCAACTGTAACGACTGCCTCATGTGAGTCACCGTTATCCTGATGCTTCTTGACAAAGCCCTTCATAATAGAAAGGAAGTTGCCTGTTGATCCATCACCATTGATAGCGAGATCTTCGATATCATTAGCAAATGCGTTTGTCATAAGACGAACGAGATGGTCTTCAAGTGCAGCCCCCTCAATATTGTCTTCTAGTGCTTCAGCAGAAACTTCCCAATCGAGACGAATCTTCTTTGTTGTAAGTTCTACCTTAGTGAATGTTGCACCAGTATTTGTATAATCACCGATACCTTGAGCAGCAGCACGGATTACACGCTCACCAACGTTAACTTTTTCAAGTTCCATGGTGTTTGCTCTCATAGTTACACGACGACCATCTTGGGCGAGAACAGTAGCATCCCATACATAATCAATGAAACGCTGTGCTTGTTCAGGGCGGAGAATACCGCTTCCAGCCTCACCCGAAGGATTTACTGCGTTAGGTCCTGTTGTCAAACCCAAATTTGCATTTGGAATATTGCCTAGGACACCGCCTGTTGTGTAGTTGCCAGGTACATTTGAACCTGCATCAGATCCTGATGCAAATGAACCTTGAGGCTGGTAAAGACCTGGTGTTGTACCACCAAGTTCTCCAGACTCACCTGGCTGATTTTTAATTAACTCTTCCGACATATTGTCACCTCCAAGTTTTTCTTTGCTTATTTAAATAAGTCGGCTGTTTTGAGGAAACGTCCGCCCCATAAGGATTTTTCAACCATTTCTGGTTGTTCCTGCACGATCTCGCCTAGATCGCCAGACTTTCGGAAAGCAGTGTCCGCTTCTACTGCATCTACTCTCTTTCCAAATCTATTTACTTGTTCTGTTGCTGCAGCAATATCTTTGGCAACTGCATCAAGAGAATTTCTTACTAACTCTGTATCAACCTTTGTAGACTTAAGCATTTCTACTTCTGCCTGCAAAGACTTCACAGTTTCAACTAAATCGCTAAAGGCTGATGTAAGTGTATTTTTAACATCCGTAATTGCATCAACAATTACTTCGTCTGACTTCTTTGCCTTTTCTTCTTCTTTCATCTCAGCGTCAGGACCTTCCTTAGAATCTTCTTCTTCGGTTTCCTTATCTGGATGTGCAGCCTTTTCTGTTTCAGCGACTTCAGTTGTTTCTACAACATCATCTGTCTTTTCAGTTGTTTCATCAACAACTTCATCTGATTTTTCAGTTTCGACTACAGGAGTTTCGGCAACAGCCTCTGGAGCGATTTCTTCTGCCTTAGCAACTTCGACTTCTTCAGTCTTTGTTTTCTTTGACATAGGATTTTCCTCCTTTGTTATCTTAGCATCAATGCCTTTAGCACTATCTACTAAGAATTTGACTATATCCATTTTTTCATTATCCGTTTTTTCAACGAACCCTATATTTTTCATTTCATTTCCGTTAACTGGACTTGTTACAGATTCTTCTTCTGATACCATAACTAAGCCAGACGCTTCATCATAAAAGACATTTTCTAATGCAACATCTTGACCCTTAACAACAGCAACACCATCAACCTTTTCAACTTGCATAATATTTGCAAACTGGTTTGCTGGAGAATCAACTAGTGACAATTCTACGAGATCATAATCTTTAATAATTCTAATTGTAGAGTCTGACTTCTCATCATAGCCATCGTCCCACTTATTCATACGGCCACCAATTGAGAATCCTGTATATGTACCGTCTAAAACTTTTTCCCATGCATCTTGTGCACCTTTTGAAATATATGCAGATACAAAAACTCCATTGTAAAACTTTTTAGTAGTTGCATCAAAATATTTATCTTGCTTAAAGTTAACCATTTTACCAACTGCGGATGGCTGATGCATTTCACGAATGTTTCCACGGAATGCAGAAAATGCTTTCATAGATGCATCTGCTGTAACTATATCGCCTTGCTTATCAACATTATCAAGAGATGCAAAACCAGAGACGATACGTCTCTCCTTATCAACCTTCGCAAATGGAAGGGAAAGTCTTACTGAGTCGCCATTGGTATCCCAATGAGCCTTGGATATAGTCATACTAGTATATATTATATAGCCTTTTTACACAAATGTTAATAACTTGTGGATAACCCTGTGGATATCAAGAAGTTGATCTACCTTCACCCTTTGGGTTTCTGCCACTAATTGTAGCAGGACCATCAGACTGGTTGTTTGTTCGTTCTCCATCCCTCGCCCTATCAGCATTATCGTTTGCTGCTTGCTCTGGCTTAGGATTAAAAGGCTCATCTCCTCCTTCCCTTTGTGGAAGACCTAGAGCAGATCTAGCCTCATTTGGAAGCATAACTTGAGTCTTAACGTATCTTTCCAAAATCTGAGACTGTGCGATTTCGTCAGTTAATGTCAACTCATTAAACTTAAGAACTAAAATATCTGTTCGTTCTTTAATAATTTTACTTAAGGTTTTTTCTAATTCTTTCTGTGCTGGTCTTGCAACCTGCTCCTTAAATGTACGATCCTGTGAAAGGGCCGAAGCAATGCCACCCGAATCTCCTCCACCAATTTTTGACAATGGTACCTGATGAGCAATTAAAATATCATCACGATTTTGCTTGCGATATCTTTCAAATGAACCTTCCTGTACGCCATTCTCAATTGGCTCCATCTTAAATTCAACCTTATTATTATCTGAATCTCCTGGAAGCGGAATATAGAGAGTTCTGTGTGATTGTCCTTTTAGGTTTGTCTGAAGGAATCTAAACATCTTATCTTCTGCATCGCTAGACAAACGTGCACCCTTTAATGTTACAACATATCTAGGCACAGCCTTATTGCTAAAGTAATCAATATTATATTGTGATGCTAACTGATCACCGTATAGTGAATTAATTGCAGACATGATGTCTGGAACACCGTAAAAAGTATTTAAAGGTGAGTATTGCTTGAAATGAATAATTTCATTTGGTCTTGGATCCGCAGTAATTGGATTTGGATTCTTAGCACCAAAGTTTCTAAAGTAAACAACCTTCTGTCCAATAATCTGAACATATCCATCACGTAGGCGACGTACACGCATTGTAGTTGCAGGGATATGTCCAATATATCCAATTTCTCCACGTGTCGTTCTACCAATTTCAAGGTATCCGTTTCCGATTGCCTGCATGTCAGTATAAACTTTTGTCATTGTAGTAGTAAAAGAATCATCATTATTTAATGATTCAAGCCACTGATGCATTTCAATCTTTGCACGTTCAATTCTATTTCTTGCTCTATTAACCTGTTCAGAATCTTGATTTGACTCAAGTCTCAACATGGTGCTAGGAGATACTTCAAAATCATATCCTAAACCAACTACATTTTCTACCTTTGCATCAATTGCAGCATGGTTTGCAAATGATGTGTCGTAAAAGTTTGCAAGTTCATAAACATTCCATGGTGGTGTAATTACATCAAACAAACCATAGGCATTTCTATATACTGTGCCAGGATTTATCTCTTTAGACTTTGCTCCATTAATACCAGTGCTTTCTGCTCTTGCAGAATCAATGTACCCCTGCATATTTTCTGGTGCTTCTGCTTTTTCGGTTAGCCTATTTGCACGACGCTTAAAGTTATTGTCGAGTCCTGCATATGTCTTGATCTCTGACCAGTTCTTATTGAATGGATCATCCTGCTTAAACTGATCCATAAAACTTGTTGGGGTATCTATATTTGCACTAATAAAAACTTGATCTTCGTCCATTATTCATCTCCATATTTAGCAATTGTATCTTTTGCTGCCTGAACAGCACCTAGGTCATTTAGGTTTGGAATTAAGCCAGCCTTCATTCTATCTACTTGCTCAGAATACTCTTCGTCAGTGACTCTACCCATACCAGCGAAAAAATATGCTTCGCCATCTGGCTCTCCATAATATGCTGCTGCTTGCTTTAATTCTGCAATCTTACCAAGATCACCCTTCATTGAAGGAATATTTAAAATATTTCCTTGACCATCTGTAAACCACTTACCGTTAGCCTTCTTCCATACGTAGATACCCCAGTCATACTGTTTATCTATTAAAGTTACCTTAGTTTCGCCAATCTGGCCTGGCATGCGTGGCTTTCCGTCTTTACCAAAAAGTGACTGATCTTTGTTTTTCATAACCACCAGTATACCATATTATACTGGATCTGAGATTTGTGATTGCCATGTTAGGTCTTTAAATATAGAGTATTCGTACCCATTGATGCTAAATACACGACTATCGTCAATAATAATTTTATTTGTTCCTGTGTAGGCCTTGTATAGGTCTGATGGATTTACACCGTAGTAACTTACTGAGGACTGAACAAGTACTCCCTGCCACAAGAAATAGTCGTTCCAGTATTCCCAATCAAATAGGCCATCGGCAGCAAACTTTACTCTTGCCCAAGGTCTCTGAGTTACAGTCTGAATTGCCTGTAGATTTGTTGTCTGATAATAAGACAAACTATTAAAAATAATAGGACCATTTATCATAATTGATCCAGCGTAAGATTTGAAATTTAAAATGCTTGGGAAGCCTATGCCTAGCATTGACCACTCATTAATATTAATAACTGGTTCTTTGACAACCTTACCATTTAAGTAAAATACAATTCCACTGTATAGGGCACCTGTATTACCGTCTATAGCATATATCTTTGCTCTTTTGCCTGTTGGATGATTTGCAACCATATAAAATTTAATTGTTTTTGCTTTTGCATTAATTTGCATAATTTGTGTAGGAGCATATGGGAAGAAGTCCCCATTAAACCTAACCAAAGATTGCATAGCCATCACTTCATAATTTTGTGACTTATTGGCATTAACTGGTATAGCAACACCACGATTAATCTGTGGATCGTAGTCGCCACTGATTTCTAATCCCGAATGTCTAGTTAGATAAAGATATGGGGAAGATCCTTTATAAATAGTAAAAGGATTTTTGGCTTTATAGTTATAATAATATCCATTATTAACATATGGATATACGTTAGTTCCAAATCTTGTACCGACGTTGTTTGCTGTATTATAATTAAATGCCTGAGATGCTAATTGCAAGTTTTTAATTTTAATTGGTTGATACTTTACACCTTCAACGTCAAACTCAAGATGCATAACAATAGCAATTTTATTAAAATCAACACCTTTAGGTGGATAAATAATTATATTATCAACAACCTCATACTTTGTGTTTACCCACTCACTTCCAGGTGTGATCACTCCATTTTTTGGAACATCTTGCGTATTGACAAAAAATCCATCTACTGCGTTGGCTCCAGTTTCTAGATATTCAAAAGTTATATATGTTTTTAAAATAGAACTTGATGTATCATAAGAATATGTCTTGATAGATTTTTCTGCTAAATCCTGATAATCAACATACCCAGTATATAAAAAGTTATCAAGAGATTCGTAGGTTCTTTGTGCTGGATAAGAATATTCTGCTGCAAGTTCAGAATAAAGCCATCCATCTTCACTTATAACTTCTGTTTCCTTAAACTTTGTTGGTGCTGGATAATTAATATTAAACTGTATAAAATCTAATCCAAATTTACTATCCCCATACTCATCAGTGATATATTGACCAAAGTACGATAAAGGTACATAGTCTTTCCAAGATCCCTTAAAGTCTGTGTCTAAATAAAAATTATCAAAATAATCTTTAGGGGCAATAGCGCAACTTGGCTTATGGGCCTGTAACTGGATAGTTAAGAAGTCTGCATATGTACCGCCATTAAGAATGTAAGTCCAGAATGTTTGATCTGCCGTTCCGCCATCGTAGTCAACTCCAGGTCCGTATAAATTAAATATATTCTCATAATCTTTTGGCACACCAATTTCATCAAATAGATTTGCAATATCCTTAACATTCTTTTCAGAACATAAACCTATTTTATAAATATTACCCGTAAACGTTTTATCAAAATTCTTTGTTCCGCCAATATACAAAGAAAGATTAGAGTTGGTAAAAAATGAAGTAACGTTTCCACCAAAAGTATCTCTGAAAACATCTATCTCTAATCCAACAGCAAATGGGGATTCATTAGAAACTGAGAATGATTCATATATTGTTACTGGATCATCTTCACCATATTTTAAAATATATCTAACATCGTTTCCAACGCACTCAATAGAAAAATAATTTGAAGCCTGATCTTCTAAACGCATAAGAACTTCTGTTCCAGAATATACGTCTGGCTTTTTAAATATTCCGTAGAATGCGTGAATTTGTTGTCCATTTAAATTAAACTTATCAAAATACAAATAAGAGTTGACATTGTTCCAACTTGTAGATGGTCTGAGGTTTAAAAATAACTCATCCTCGTTTTGAATTACTGCACAATCAGTAAACAACATCTGTTCTGTTTTAGTAGTATCGTTTATAAAGACTTGAGGAATAGAAAACTTTGGCGTAGTTAAGTAGTTATCTTCTACAATAACATTATCTAATGATGCCTGAGACCATGAGCCTAAGTCTGGGTAGTTGTAATTTTTTGTATATTCTGCAAACGCATAATCAAATACTACAGAACTTCCACCGTATGACGCATTAAGGTTTTCTGGGTACTGGACTCCCTGACCATATACAAA